AATCCGTAGGATTAGGTAATCCAGTGGGTGTTTTTGTTTGGGCAGAACACCAAAAACTGCTCAGACCGTCAGCCTCCGACACTTAAATATTGTATCACCACCAACTACTATACTCTACAGTCAGGCCAGCATCAAGAGCCTGTCTTGCTTTTCTTACAAACTCCAAGTCTCTTTCTTTATAGATATCATCGCTACCACTACCAAAGAAAAATACTTCTGTAGATGGAAGTTTATCGTTGTCAATAGCCTGTTCCAGATCATCAATATCGCTATGATCCAGTTCAACCGGGATACAGTTGAAATCGCTCATTCCCATGCTGTTAGATTCTTCTGGCTTCCCAGGACAACCCTTGTTATGCCAAAGATTCTCCATCCAGCCTTGAAGATTATGATGCTTACGCCAGTAGGCGAGTTCTTCCTTCTCTCCGTTGTTGTCGATAGCGTGAGCGTACTGGTCAAGTCCCATTGTAGTTTTCCTTTCGTTTCACTGATTCTACATACCTTATCGGCACTTGTCAATAGGATTCTTTAACTTGCTCTAAGTGCTTATAGATAAAGAGTTTATGTCAAGCCTCTATGCCCAGCCTAGTCGTAAAGTCTTATGAGACAAGGCTTTATGGTGGATGCTGGATTCGAACCAGCGAAGGCATTGCCAGCAGATTTACAGTCTGCCCCCGTTGGCCGCTTGGGTAATCCACCTAAACGGAAGAAGTAGGATTCGAACCCACGGAAGTTTTTACGCTTCTTCTGATTAGTAATCAGATGCATTAGACCACTCTGCCATTCTTCCTTAAGCTGCCTGACTAGGACTCGAACCTAGAACCTAAGCGTTAACAGCGCTCCGCTCTACCATTGAGCTATCAGGCATCAAGTTCCGGGACTACGACTTGAACGTAGAAACGCAGATCCAAAGTCTGCTGTGATACCATTTCACCATCCCGGAATAAGCCGACAGAGGGAATCGAACCCCCGACAGGTTGTTTACAAAACAACTACTCTACCCCTGAGTTATGTCGGCATTACAAGGTTCGCCATTTCTGACGAACCAAGATCGCTCTATCCACATGGGTAGACACGACAAGTTATTATACTCAATAATCATTATCCTCGCAAGCCCTACGCTTTTGGGCCGAACGAGTACGCTGACGCTTGGGACGATTATCGAACACGGTAAACTTGTGTTCCTGATGCCCCTGACGCATCTCCCAAGGCATAACTTTCTTGATTTTGATTACGTTGTGGTTGCGTCGAGGACGCATATCGTCGTTGTTGTGGAGGGTAATCATACCATTGACCATTTTCGTGTTGATAAAAAACTTTGTTTACGTTAGGATCATACGCCATTAAACAGTATTGTACCGGATAAACTACCTTTGTCAACTCTTTTTGTTGAGTCAACTCTGGGATTTTTATATTCCCACTTTGATAATCTTTTACACCATTATAGGCCAACCCTAAAAGTGCAATAAGCACACCCACCCATTGTAGCATATTTCCATTCCTTGTCAAGACCCGCTTCTCGTCCATAGAGTATTTATCGGCCAAGTCGATGGCAGTCTTTAGAAAATCCTAAGTGCTTATCTGATAAGGGTTTACGACAAATCCGCGGCCGCGGCCTCGCCCTAAGTTCTTTAGGGTCAAGGCTTTACGTCATTCATCATTCTCCCGTGATAGTTCCCACCCTGCGGCTCTTACAATACTTTTGGTGGCAATCACATTAGTTTTAGGAGTAGCACTAATATAATCTCTATAGCCCTGTTCATCTACATAAAAATGCTCGTCAATAATATCAAACTTATTTGTCAGCAACAAACCACAGATAGCAGCCTCTAGTGCATTAGGTTGAGACAGAATAACTTCTAGTGTGCCGCTCTTTACATAATATTTAGCCATGATTAACTCCCTAAACTAATAAGAACGTAACCATTATCTTCATCATGCCCGTCAAAATCTAAAGGTTGCAGAGTAAAACCCACCGGCCATGCAACCGAAGCATCTGCTAAAATCTTGTCTAGATGAGTGCTACTAACGAAAGTATCATAGTTTGTTCCAAAACTAATATCACTTTGGTTAATAGCCATCATAACAGTATCGTAGTCTAGTTTATTATGATCACAAACATCTTCGAGAAGCACATAAGTATAAGTATGAGCAATCATTTTATCCTCAGTGTGATGGAAACAACACGTTAGCCAAACCCTTGACGCACAGATTACAGTCTACACTACCCTCAGTGGGTGTGCAAGTGACAACGCCACGACCACGACGGATTTCCGGGCAAGTGATAAACTTTGTATCATTCAGCACAACCAGTTTAGGCAGACTCTTACGCCACACTTCCGCTGCCGCCTTACGCTTGGGACGTTTCTTGGCAATCTTTTCGTCACTATCGCACCATGCGAACAGTTTGAAACCTTGAGCCTTTGCCTCATTCATATCATTATCATTATGAACACTGGCATATACATTCATATACTTTTCCATAGCCACAAGCCGACTATCATAGATATGAGTATAAAACCACATATCGGGCAGACTAGTACCATCGGCAAGAATACTCTCACAAGCCCACGTTACATTAGCAACATAGTCAAGGTCGAGTTGACCATCCTTGAACCAATCACCACGCTCATGCCAACGAATAGACTTCTCTTTACGAATGGCTTCCAGAATCATCGCTCTAATACGATTCTTCTCGGTTATAAGATTCATCATACCAGCGGGGCGAACATTAGGATACATTTTCTCGGTTTGCTCAGCATAGCAACCGTCGCCCAAATAAACACAAGTAGGGGGACAAGTATCACCAACGGGCCGACTCACGACCAAACAACCCTTGCCCAACTTATCGTTACCGTTTGCAACTTTCATCATGTTTCTCCTATGCTAACGATTCTATACTACAGTATCGGCATTGTCAAGAGAAAACTTTATCAGTTGTTGCAGAAAACGAAACAACTCGTAAGTGCTTGTGAGATAAGAGTTTACGTCAATCCGCCGCCCGCACTTTCGTCGTAAAGTCTTACAGAATAAGGACTTAGCGAGAATGACGGGACTTGAACCCGCAACCTCTAGCGTGACAGGCTAGCGATCTAACCGATTGATCTACATTCCCAAATAGCCCCAAGAGGAATCGAACCTCTAACTAGACTTTAGAAGAGTCCTGTTATCTCCATTTAACTATGGGGCCGTATTTCTATTATAGCATACTCATTCAACGCCGCAAGCCCACATGGCGTCCCATGTAGGCTATACGGTTTGATGGTTGGTTCGTTTTCTACCATCGTTAAGTTATATTCTATAGTAGCCGAACCTATTCCCGGAAGCCACTCCGGTTATCTAGTCTGGCTTGACCACTACTATGTTGCACCCAAGGTCTGCAACGAACCTATTACGCGGGACGAATCCCGCCGCACTATGCCTAAAATCTATTTATACTGGCATAGTCCAGTTAGTCAAGGTCAAGCCTCGACCGTTTCCTTGATCTTCTTAGGATTCGCAGAGTCACCAGCAGCATCGGCAGTCACACCCGTAACACGGGCACGCCACACCTTATAACCCTGCTCAGAAAAACTCTTGACTTCGCCAGCCTTGACATTCGCATGAACATCACCGGGCAGAGCATCATTCAGGGCAGCGGTCAGACTCTCCACAATCGCGTCACGATCCAGTTCCGTAGCAACAATATCAACACTGAAAGCAAACTTTTGCATAGTAATCATCTCCAAAAAGTGTAATCGAACCAAGTAAAGTAATCATACCAACCGTATCATCACTTGTCAAGGGCTAGGTCGAACTTTTTTGGTTGCGATCAACCAGCGTCTTGTCGTGTGATGCTATCAGTATACCCTAGTTATCGGCACTGTCAACCCCTTTCCATTAGTGTTTTTCACGATTGTTCCTAAGTTGTTGTTGGATAAGAGTTTACGTCAAATCGGCGGGGCCGTCCTCGCCGCAAAGTCTTATGCGGCAAGGCTTTAGGCTCAGGACAGAAAACCCTCACAACCCTTGTCCACAAGGTCACGCAGCAGATTTTCAGCCGCTTCGGGAGTGCTGAGAGTGATGCTGTTTTTCGTGCCTGGAGTTGCAGGAACGAAAGTGTCGTACTTCCAGCCACCAACCAGAGTATCGCTCCAATCCTTGGCTTCCTTCAAGCCCCATCCGGTCCAAGTTCGGATAGCCTTGATGCAGTAGATACGATTATCCAGAGTCATGCCACCAGTGATGGTAACAGTGCGGTTCTGGTTCACGCCCAATGCAATCTCGAAAGCATTCACAATCTTATTGTACATATCACCACTCAGGCTGCTATCGGTAGCAAGCGTCAGAGCCTCACGAACAGTCAGTTGCAGATTAATCATACCTTAAAATCTCCTAAATATTTGGAATCTATTTCTCTAAGATCGTCGAACGAGCAGTGTCGTTCTTCTAAAATATAAACTTGTTTACCACTAGTAATGAGTGTAGCGTATTCGCTTTCATCCCATATGAACTCATTGCTATCGCTCTCACGACGCCAGTATGGATCACGAAGTGGATTATAAAACACACGCTCAAGATTGTCAATAGGTAGAGTAGGATAAAAATCCTTGCGAAGCATAACTTCCTCACACTTTATCCATCCGCTCACATCATGCACACCAGCCTCAAATACTTGTTTGGCTTTATTTGGTCGATTGCGAAGTCTACAACCCCTCATTTCTAACTGATATTCATTAGGGTTATAATAATACACATCAACAGTTTTGCTTCCCTGCTTAACCCGAACTTGCCAGTGCATAAAATGATCCCCACCACCAAGATGGAATCGTACCTCACCGTACACTGGTTTCTGTTTCATGCTCATAGTATACCTTATCGGCATCCTGTTGTCAATACCTTAAAAAATGTACCTATACTGGTCTAACGTCCAGTAGCGTTTTAGACTTCCACCGCTTATAAGGTACACATATTCTCGCTGACTACAGCCACCCCAGCCAAATCCGTAGGATTAGGAAAGACAAGCGTTGGGTTGAGCCATACTCGGCCGCCATTTAACCGTGGCTTCTTTGATATCATTCTGCCAACGGCCCACCCACTTGTCTACCTAAGTATACCTCTATTATCGGGTGTTGTCAAGAGTTTTCTTTAAAAAATCCTAAGTGGTTGAGGCATAAGAGTTTACGTCAAGCCGTCGCCCGCAGCCTCGATGTAAAGTGTTATACTGCAAGGACTTACGTCAATCCATAGTCCACTGAACTATCGGCTTAGATGGCCCATAATACTTATACAGATATTCAAAATCCATATTATTATGTCGCTCATAGTGCAGAATCAACTCACTAACTCTACACTGATACAAACAGGGTGGACTCATCTTGTTCCACTTGTAAGATCGGTAACCATCCTTAGTGATACAGGTTACCCAATCTTTACCAAACTTGATGATAGTACCCCAAACATTCTTACCATTATAGGTAAAGTTCATGGTATTACCAAGCCAATAGGGCCAATAAGGATTATTTCCATTCATACTCAAACCTCACAAATATGCTTGTTACAACGAACATTAGTAGCAGACGGATACTTGCTAAAAACCTTACACTCAACATCACTCTTGGTAGCATACCTTGCTCCAAGTTTCCAAGTCCAAGTCTTACCATCCATAGCGAACGTCACAGTCCAACCAGTATGGATATGTTCGTGCTTCACATTACCCCACATATCTCTATTCATCCGATAACCATTCCAACTCATCTTTCACTCTCTTTCTTCTACTTCTATTATCGACATTCTACCACGGGAACTTTAGTTTGTCAAGAGAGAAAAAAGATTTTCTCTAAGTGCTTATGTAGCAATAACTTACGTCAAATTTCCGGCCGCGGCCTCGCCCTAAGTTCTTTAGTAGCAAGGCTTTAGATACCACCAGTAGCAATCACCACAAAAACTCCAAAAAACCTCATGCTTATCTAGCATATAGCACATTTCATTACAGTTACCACAATAGCAAACATTATCAAGAGTTTTCATAAACTAACTCCACATACTTATCCACTAGTTCAGAAACACCAATCTCATGCAGTCCGATCAGCTCTTTTGCCTTATCTACGTGTTTTTTGCTCGTTGTCATCATACGAGAGCTAAAAAAGTTGATAATATAAATCATAGCCTGTTCCCTAGTCATAGTCTTAGGATCAGCACTAATCAAATCTTTAAAGTTTTTAGCCATGTGGATAATCCTTTGGGTAGTCGGTTTCTGGTCGTTTTGGTTTTGGCTGTCCCTCATATGGCATCCACCACGGAGCATCCATACGATCTACTATACCGGGAGTTTCTTCACAAATCAAGATATGTTCACTTACTGGATCATCCTTATGAATCTCATACCTTCCTTGCCACACCCCAATATACTCGCCAAAATAATAAACCTTTTGGCCGTTGATAGGGCGACGAGGACCGAAAAAACTAATCCATTCCATTATTTTCCCCTAGTAATAATCAAACACGTTGTACCAGTATCACTATCGGTATATCTCACAGTCTCATGAGGCCCATAATACCAAGCATCATTCTTTGAGAAGTTGAATACAACCTCATCGGTCTTGAGTTGAGTATCATTATACCCACCCTCATACCCAAGAGTCAATACCCTCATATCGCCGGGATAACTCTTCAACTGCTCAATCAGTTCATTAACGGTCATATGTTTTACTTTTCCTTAAAGTTACGTCATTTCCAAAATCGGTATATGCTAATACTTTGGCCTGATATAAAGACGGAGCATGAACATAACCTAAAAGTTCTTTATCTCTAAAAACATACCACATACGCATTTCATTCTTCCTCTTCGACCACTGTGCTGATTGATTCCGGTGGAAACATATTGTTCCAAGATTCATCATCGTTTCCGGTCAACAGAATCTCACGCTCTTCCGCAGTTAAGTGAGGGAAACACTCTTGTACCGATCCGCCATTAGCCCAACGATTAGCCTCGTCAAGATACGTCACAATAGAAAAACTGTTACCACTATTAGTAGTGCCACTAAAAGTTACAGTGCCGCCATCATGACTCACCCAACGCTCAACACGATCACTCAAACCAAATCTCTGAAAGCCAATCATAGTTTTTCTCCTTGTGCTACCATTCTACACTAGTATTATCGGCTTGTCAATAGGTTTTTCTTTAGCAATCCTAAGTTGTTGGTGGGTAAGACTTTACGACGAATGTGGCCGCGGCGGTTTGCCCTAAACTCTTACAGGATAAGCATTTAGAGCGAACCAGCCTTTTAGGATTCTACAATGTCAATATCTTTAATAGGAAACCAGCCACTCCACCCATCAGTTGTATTCTTAATCAGAATAGCCGCTTCTCCCGGCCAACATGGTACGAACTTTGTTTCCTGCTCAACTTCCCATTCGCCGGGATGACGTTTCAAGCGTTCCTTAGTCCACTTACGACCATTTTGTTTAGCGGTAACTTTCATACTATTATTATACCATTAGTTATCATCAAGTCAATAGGAAAAAACCAGCGAATCTTTTACGCCCCGATTCTATCCGCACCAGTATGGAGCGACCATACCGATTTGGAACCGTCCACGGAAATCCTCCCTGCAAAGAGGGTATTGCTAGCACATAAGACCCGCTCTGGTCTGGCTCTCTGTAACGGTTACTGGTTGTATTAGAGCGTGGCAGAGGAATCGCACCCCCGTAGATTAGTATCGGTTCCCAGTGCATAACCAGCACAGCCGTCCCCAATAGGTTATCTAATCTAGTCGCTAGACGCACGCATGTTTGTATTGTGTCACAGGGGAGAAGAGTGGAATCGAACCACTTCATGGGCATTTGTTTGCCTACTCTGCTGTCGCAGTTCGGAACTTCCCACACGCTACCATTACGCTACATTCTCCGTGTCTTACTCTATCATTCTATCATCTATTATCGGCTTGTCAATACCCTGTTCTTGAAAAAATTTTTGGCACAGATTTTGCGGGCGGCGGTTTGCCCTAAACTCTTGGTAGTCAAGAACTTAGAGCGAACCAACCTTTTTAGGCTACTTCTTCCTCAAAAAACTCTTCCAGACCAAAATCTTCCCATACCTGAACAGGAATCAACCCCTTATCATCCCCATATTCAGTATACAAATCATCTCCGTCAGTCCAAACACCACAATAACCCATACCCGGTTCAAAATAGGACGCAATCACCCTAAAACCCCTCAATACCAGTTCCTTATACAGTCCAATAGGCGGCGACCACGCACTATCAAAACTCATAGTGGCCTCATTATCCACAATGGTAGGATTCAACCCATGAACTTCCCCGTTATCACTACCAATATCCCATTTAGTTCCCCAGTTTACAACATTCCATTCATACCAATCCTTGTCTGCTGGCCTAGGAAGATAGTGTTCACAAGTCTTGCCTTCCTTATATGCACGAACAAACTCCATAACCTTAGACCGATCTTCATGGCTAATCGTCAACTTATTCAAGCACCAGTTAGGCATAGTAACCTTTCAGTTATTACAGGGAGTAGACTTTACCACACACTTTTCCAACATCTTATCCATAATCACCTTATGAAAAATCTTTTCAGCCATAACAATAGCCTCTGCCCTAACTTGAGCAGGAACAGTTTTCATTTCAGCCACACCCACAACAGTAGACGTAAAGGCCATAATCTCGGCCATCATCTTTTCATGCTCAGTCGCAATGGCTTGCATTTTCTCTCCTTTTATTCGATTCTACCGTACTCTTATCGGCTGTCAAACCCAAAAAACTATACAAATCTTTGCCAATAATCTTGCTATGTTTGCCATGACAGATAGTGTACCCCTCTCGTCCTCTGATCAACTCACCGTTACAGATTCTAGCATATACTGCTCGCTTAGTCAAGATACGAAAATCCACACCATTTGGCGTAATATAGGCAAGAACTAATCTGTCAAAACACTCTGGTTTCACACCCTTAAAAGCATAAGTATAATAAATCTCTCCCCTACGGGTTACGCATTTTTCTGCTAAACTGCTTTTGATTTCGATTTTTTCTTCATTAGCCCACAGATCATATCTTTTATTAGTTCCACCCATCTTATACAGATTATAGTCACTACGCTCAAATAGTTGCATTACCAGAGCCTCTACATTGTCGCTCCGCTGAGTTTTACTCATTGTGCATAGATCATAAGAAACCGGATTCTGCTTAGGACTATAATAGTTATAATCCAAAGCGTTCATTTTCTTGACAAACTTCTTAGCAGCGGACAGATCCTTCAACGTAAGCACTTTTCTACTCCATAACCAAGGTAAAGATATCGGCATTGTACCGCCGATTTATTTTTTGTCAACACTTTTCGCTGACTATACCCACTCAGCCCAAATCCGCAGGATTACCTGATACAAACCAATGACCCCACGGAGAATCGAACTCCGATCTCCACCGTGAAAGGGTGGCGTACTAGCCGTTATACAATGGGGCCAAGATATTTATCCGACTACTTTTTCAATCCTTAGATCACTACCATACTTGTCTTTAGCCTTTCGCCAAGCATCATACTGACTAAATGATACAACATAGCCAACGAATCGACCATGCTGAAACACTCTCCACGACATTCCGGCAAGACATTGAGCGTTAGTCATAAACTTTCTCCTTAGTCGCATTATACACATTATCGGCCAGTTGTCAATATGTTCTAGAGTTTTTCTCTAAACCTATACAGCATAAGGACTTACGTCAAATGGGCGCCCGCGACCTCGCCCTAAACCCTTATGAGATAAGGACTTAGGTGAGGTTTCGGGTTTACTGTTCAGCAGAACAGGTGTGCCAGCCCAGCCTTGAAAAGAGTACCACCCAAGAGGGGGCGACGGCAGTTTACAACACGTTCAGCATAGAAGTTCCTAATCTTACCATCTGCACTCTGACCAGTAACAAGATGGTTAGTACGCTGAAACGTCGGATCATAACGTCGATAGTTACTACGAGCATTCAACTTACTAATCTGTTCCTGAGTAAGAATAGACACACCAACCACCTTTACCAAGAAACGCTCAGGCTCTCCACCGTGAGGCTGAAGATATTCAAAGTTATAAACATCACCAATGTTAGCACAAGCCAGACTTCCTTGAAGACCACGATAAATATGGAATGCACAGAAAGCAAGAAGACAAGCAGCGACACAAGAAAAAATCGTACCAAAAACAATCATATCGTTCATAAAAACCTCTTCGTGAATGAAACCACAGTTACTGAAACCAGTATACTCTATTTATCGGCAGTGTCAAGCATGATTCTTGAAAAAATCTTTTTTGATCTAAGTCTATACGCCACAACACTTTATGTCAAATTTTCGGCCGCGGCCGTGCCCTAAGTGCTTATGCACAAAGGGTTTACGGCTAGTGATTATCACTCAAAATCCACGAAGATAATCTGATTATATCCGCGAGGCTTCACGGTATAACTGTCACCATAATCATAGGTGTCAGCCTTTACCGCTGTCATGTTCGCCAAAGCCTTAGCCTGACGAATAACGCTACGTTGAGATTCAGCATTTCGAGGAGCAAACTCGTAACGCTTAACCCAACCATAGTTAGCCTCACCACCGAACGTATCGGTAACCGTCACAACACACTTAGTCATCTTAGTAATCTTCTCCATAAAAGGAATCGTCATCGTTCTCGCCAAAGTATCCGTAATCCTCATCGGTGCCCCAGCCGCAACTAGTCATTGCGGAATCGTGGTCACCATCCATGCTATCATCGTAGTAATCGTCATGACCACAATCGTGATCGGCAGTATAGTCAAACTGACTAGAAACTTCATGATCGGCATCGGGGTGTGAGGCCGAACTATCCTCGCCGTAGAAAGCGTCGCGGTAATCGGCACTGTAGTCGGAAAAATGGCTGCTCATGACTAATCCTCCAAAGTGTAAGAAAGATACAGTATACCAACAAAAAGCAAAGTCAACACCAATCCACTGACCATACATTATGCTCCGTAGGAATCCATTCGTCAACATCTACGCCGACCACATCGGCCCAATCGTAGAAATCGCATTGAATAGATGGATCGTCAATCGGCTCAACCATACCATCATCAACCATTCGGGCAAGAATCGCGTTGATTTCGTCAAAGTCGCCAATCATTATCGTTTCTCCGTGGTGATGCTTTGATTCTACAGAGTATTATCGGCTTGTCAATGGCTAATCTCTATAAAATAAAAAATTTTTGTGGTTGTTGTAAGTTGTTGTGCCATAAGACTTTACGTCGCGGCGGCGGGCGCGTCCTCGTCGTAAGTCCTTATACGACAAGGGTTTGCGTCATTTAGTTTTAGAGTCGTTTATTTTCTTCAAGGCTTCTACAATCATAGGAATACCACTAAACATTTTTAGTCTCCTAGGAGTTTACCACCCACGCCGAGATACATCCGAAGACAAACGCAATAGATAAAACAATAGCATCCCCATCTTTCATACCTAATCCTTTTTTATAGTAGGAAAAACCAGGTCACAAACAAACCAAGAACACACAAGGCCAGCAATAAATCCAGCACCAAAACTATTCCAGTCTAAATATATATCGGCCATCCGTAGCCCTTTCCTTTAGTTACCACCTACGACCATACCACTTTAACAGATCACAAACCGTTATAGCGTTCATATCAATCCCTCATATATCCACACAAAAACTTCTCACCCTTATCATTATAGTCCACAAAGGATGTCTCGTCATCAAACAGCCGAGAAAGTTCGGCCAAATCCTCAGGCGTTACATTATGCCTATAATCTACATTATACAACTTATCCACAACCCAAGTGGTAAAAGCAACAATACAGATAACAGCATAAAGACCAAACAAACCCATAACGATTTCTATCATTTCTGCATCACTCCCTTTATTAGCATTCTACACTACCAATAGATCTCTGTCAAGTCCCGACTATCTGGCTGACTATAGCCCACCTTGCCAATCCGACAGGATATGCTGAGACAGCATCTCAGCCGCCCACTACCATCCCCTCCATAAAGGGGTATTCCTTGCCGTTCAGTTTCACGAACCATTCGTACTTGTGCTGGTACACACGAACAGGACTATACTGGTTGATTCTATCCTTGGTGGTACTAGTCGGCCAACCCCCTGTTTGCAGGGTATAGGTATTGTCAGGGTGAATCTTTACCACATAGGTACTGTGGAGCAGAATACCAACCGATCCACACGGCAGGATTTCAGCGTAGGTGTTGTTTCCTACCTTGCGGCTATCCTTATTCCGCTTGCCACGAACCATAGAAACTGCTTCAGCGTGAGTCATGTTCTTTTCCTTTGGGGTGATGTTCTTATATCGACATTCTACAGCCTGCTCTTTAGGCTGTCAACAACAAAATAAAATATTTTAAGAATTATCGTAAGTGGTTAATTCTAAAGACTTTACAATAAATCGCCGCCCGCCGCCTCGCCGCAAAGTCTTATGCGGCAAGGCTTTAGGTCAACTCTTGCGAATCAGATACTGAATCGTTCCGGCAATGTCAAATACGACACCCCAAATAGTAAATGCAACGGTTGAGCAACCAATAACCATAAACCACCAACCCAGATATGTCTGGCCATCTTCGGGAATCACGTTAGGTTCCGCATAACCTAGAGCAAAAGCAATCGAGAGAATAGAGCAGAGAATAGCACTAAAAACCAGACCAATAACAGTCATAATAATAGTATTCATTTAGCACCAGAAAGAAAGAGGGATGTAGATAAAAAGATAACTAGTCCAGAAAATCAAGAAAGCCAAAATGCCTAGCCCACTAACCATACCAAACGTGTCAACATCATCAGGATGTTCACCAAACAGATTGTAGCAAATCCAGTTTTTCATTGTGAAAACTTTCCTGCGAGAAATCCAAGACAAAATACAATATTCAGAATCGGTAGAATGAACACAAAAAAGATCAAACCAGCACGATACATTTTCTTTTCCTTATATCGGGATTCTACTCTACCGAAAAACACTTGTCAAGATAGAAACTGGCATAGTTTCCATTTTCTTTTTTGATACGAATCATGGTTCGGCTAGGTATGGTTGAACCATCACCATATACCACATCGTCATTTGATCCGATTTCGATTTGAACTATTGTGCCAGAAAAGATTCGACCATCATTGTAGGTAGCGGTGATTTGTTGTCCGATTTCCATCTCATTTACCTTATATCGACATCTTACAGGCTAAACTTTACTTGTCAACCACGATTCTGAAAATACTCACGGATCCTTTTCATATCTCGTCGATTCTCAAAAAAGGTGACGATTTCGATATACATCATATAACCCAAAATCGCTAAAAATACTAGTCCAAACATTTGTTTTCCTCTTTCTCTTATATCGACATTCTACACGCCAAACTTTATTTGTCAAGCGTATTTTGGCTGACTATAGCCCACCTTGCCAATCCGACAGGATATGCTAAAACAGAATCACAATCATTTGGTACAGGATTCGCGGCCGCAAATTTTTCATAAGTCCTTATGTCATAAGGGGTTACGTCAAACGCCCGACTACTGTACAAATGTTACCCCCCACGAAGAGGGAGTATACCTCACCCCTCCGAAAAGGGGGACACTTCCTCTCCACAAGCGAAAATCGCCTCATATTGTGCGGCCAATGCGGCCTTACGTTCAGCCGAACCGGGCTTGCCAACCTTTATAATCATAAGATCATCACCCCCCTTATAGCGGGGATCAGTCTTTTCAGTCTTGACGCTATCAGCACGACGCAAAGCCTTGCGATTGAACTTCAAAACTTTTTCGCTGCGAATCGGGCCATACATTCCATCGGCCAGACTAGGCTGATGGGGAACGGCGATTCCCAAAAAGCATGAACGGATTTGACGCTTGGCATCTTCGATAATCTTGAACTTGGTAGCCATTTTCTTTTCCTTTGGGTTGCTAATGATGATGGATTGTACGAAACTTTTTTGCCAGTGTCAAGCAAAAAGATTTTCGGAAGTTTGGCTCATCTTATCTACATAAAAAGTACGATAGCCCACACCATCGTTCCGACTATCATCATGAATCATGATCGTGACCATATCCCGACCATTGAACTTTTTGAGTTCCGTTACCAGCCCAGTATACTTTTTACCGTTGTAGTTTGTAGTGATTTCGGTATTCAGTGTCATTTTTCTCTTTCTTTCTTTTTATTGTATCAAACTTTTTTACTGACTACAACCCCCATTTAGAGGGAGTTCATAAACCTTTCGGCTTCCTGAGAAGTCTTGAACGTGGCAAGCAGTTGACGGGAATATCCGTTGGGATACTTCTTTTCCCGATAAACCTTATACTTACCTTTTACGACAATCAAAACTGTGGTTTCCATTTTCATTTCCTCTTTCTTACTTATCGGGATTCTATACGAGATTCTTTAGCGTGTCAACTTACAATGTCGTAAGTTTCGGTAATAATCTCACAATGCTCACCACAACGGGAGCAAACTTCATGATCCTTATCACTCTCAACACCACAACAATCGGACACGAAAAACACGATTTCCTTTTTCATCTTCATTCTCTCTTTCTTATATCCTTATATAGAGCAACTACCGTGCCAAACATAGATTATTCTTTTTTGCGTTTTCCTCGGGAAAAACGCTATGACATTTTTTGTGCCTAGATATTGAGCGTAGCATTTTGCAACACCGTGTAGCATTTTGCGTTAGTGGTTTTGGCCGAGAAACTAGGGCAGTGTAGCATTTTGCAACAGTCAACCCATCTTACCATGCCTCTTTTTTAGGCATGGAATTTTTTATTCTTTGGCACGAGATTTGCTAGGGCGATTTGTCGTAAGTGCTTATGCTGTAAGGGTTTACGTCAAATCCGCGGCCGCGGCCCCCGCGAGTGGGGGGTATCATCCCCTCCCCACCAACTAGGGGGTTAGTAACCTCCCCCTGTAGAGGGGTCAGGCAAAGTCTTCCTCGCCTTGGTAATCGTCGAGCCATTGATCGTCCGTGTCATCAAATCCCTCACCGTCCCCCATGATAGGATCGTATCCTTCACCATCGTCGAGGCCCGGAATATAATCGTCATCGTATCCCGTTTCCCAGATGCTACCATCTTCGGCTACCATTTCTTCCCAACCCTTCACGATATCCTCTTCGTTGATCTGCGATATATCGTAAACAAAATCGTTGGTCATCTTCTTTTCCTTTGGGTTATCTTCTCTTATGCCGTGATTCTATATCGAAAAACTTTAGCCGTCAACCCCCTCAACTGGCGGATGCGTTCATGAATCGTTCAGCCTCATATGAGGTTCGGAACGTTGCCATAAGCCTACGGTGATATCCGTTAGAATACTTCGTTTCCTGATAGACCTTATACTTATTCTTCACGACGATCAGCACTAGCGTTGTCATTTTCATTCTCCCTTTTCTCTTATATCGACATTATACAGATCATTCTTGAGGTTGCAAGCAAAATCTTTCCTTGCAATGTCGTAAGGTTGGTAGCAGCAAATGCCGTGCCAAAACAATAAATATTCCTAGAGCAAATATCATGCCAAATATTTTATTTCCTTAAACACCTCATCGCCACGATATCCTCATTAGCCGTAAGTCTATATACAGTAAGGGTTTACGTCAAATTTTCGGCCGCAAATTTCATGCCAATCTTTATATTAGCATTATACCTCTAGTGGGGGTCATCCCACCTTGAACATAAAAACCCTAGACGCCCCGCACGACGATACCCCCCAACCGGGGCAATCATACAGCCAATCGGGCAACCCCCTACAATGGGGAGGATGGTAGCCGTCAACGTGTAGCGTATTATTATCATCCGGCAACCGCTGTACGATCAGGCCATGAGATTCTAGTTTGCAAATCATTTCGGAAACCGACATTGTTTTCCCTTATGCAAAAAGGTTTTCGGATGTTTCGCTCATCTTATCGGCATAAAGGCTACGATACCCTATGCCATCATTCCGCGTATCATCTTCGATCATGATCGTGATCAACTCACGATTGCTCATCTTCTTGATTTCTACAACCAAGCCCGTATACCGCTTACCATCATACGTTGTCGAGATTTCAGTATTCAGTGTCATTTCTTTTCCTTTTCTTTTCCCTAGTATATGTATCGGTTTTTCTCGTGTCAAGCCCTTAGAAAATATTTTTCAGTGAGTGGAAGCGGGAAGCCTCGTAATGATTCGGCTACCGTAGGCGTTATCGTCGCCTTCCCACTTGCTCCAACCGGCCTCATGGGCCTCGTTCTCAGTGTTGAACGGTCCGATGAAATCCAACTCGCAATCCCAAGCGTCGAAAATCTGAATGAAGTATGTCATGTTCTTTTCCTTTTTCTTTTCCTTTTCTCTTATATCGACATTATACCATGTCATCTTGAATCGTCAACAAAAAAGTTTCCTTAAAATATCGTAAGGTTGATCACAGCAAATATCGTGCCAAACATATTTTATTTTCTTAATGATCTCTTCGACACGATGTTCTCATTAGTCGTAAGTCGTTATAGGATAAGGAGTTACGTCAAATTCGCCGCCGCGACCCCCTGCCTATGGGGGGGTTACCCCTATTTGGCGTGGATGAACACCCGTTCACTTACTGTACGGTTGGTCAGCGTAACAATCCAGTTTTTTCCACTACCATCCTCTCGCATGATAGCATTGATGATACCAACGTGGGCGTTACCCTTGGGGTCGATAACGCTACCATACTTACCAGATCGCATAGAGGCGAGGATATTGTCGAGGCTATTCATTTTCTTTTCTTTCTTAGAGTTGGATAACTGTGTGATTATATCTATCGTCTATCTACTTGTCAAGCGTACATAAAACGTTCGGCCTCAGTCGAACTATTGAAAGAGCCTAGAAGCCTACGCTTACCATTTCCCATATCCTTATATACCTTATACTTCTTTCCTACCACGATTAGAATCAGCGTCATCATATTTCTTTCCTTACTTTTTAGTTATACTTCATCCGAGTCATCATCTCGACAATCTCTGGACGAACCATGACACACTCCCACATGTACCACTTGCAGAAGTTGAGCCAACCCTGCTGAGTAATCTGGCCGTTTTGATACATCATCCACATCATCTGGTACATTGTTTTCCTTTTCTTTCTTTCGCTCTATTATACTTATCGGCTTTCGCCGTGTCAATACCTTAGAGAATATTTTTTAGAGAATCGTACCATCGCCACGGATACGATACATGATTCCGCCGATGCTATAGAGACAGATACCTTCGCCCATGTGTTGAACAAACGTTGCGGAATATCCATGACGAGTAACAAGGCGGCGAACGGTATTCTGAACTTGGATGGTCATTTCTTTTCTCTCTTTCTTTCTCTTATTCTATAAAGATTTTCTAACGTGTCAACCCCACCTATGGGGGATTAGCAGATTGCGAAGTCTGCTACAACGTATCCCATATCGTCAATCTGGATGAATCCACCATCCCAACCGATTTCGATTTCGTTGTCATTGTTTCTAGCATGATCCAAAAGGTCAAGCCCGAAAGCAGCATAACCCACAAGCGTATCGACTTCGTTTTCGTCAAGATAGTCGATTAACTCGTTCAGCGTATTGAAAACCTTAAGATTCTTCATTTTCTTTTCTTCTTTCTTCTTACTTCTTATATCTATATATAGAGCAAAGCCCGTGCCAATCATAGATTATTTTTTTGTGCGTATTTCGCGGGAAAAACGCTATGCTATTTTCTGTGCCTAGAGATTGAGCGTAGCATTTTGCTACAGTGTGTTGCATTTTGCTATAGCACTTTTGGCCGAGAAACTGCATCACTGTATGATTTTGCAACAGTCCCCCTATCTTATCATGCCTATTATTTGAGCATAGCATATTTTATTCCCCTAAACACCTCATTGACACAATCTCCTTACTAGTCGTAAGTCTATATGTCATAAGGAGTTACGTCAAATTTGCGGGGGGTAAGTAAAGGGGGTTTTTTCATTTTAGGCAAGATAGGGTATTTTTCACTAAAAAACCGCCGGTGGTCCATAAACAATAAGCACCACCATATATAATTAGCCAGTTTAATAGCCAGTTTCCCCATAAGTTATAAAAAAAGGACAAGCCGAAGCCTGTCCCTTTGTTATAAAAGACTCAAGAGCCTTTTTTAGTAGTTATATCTGACCCAAGGATCAGGATTATACTGATTATAGTATGCATAAGGAACATACTGATAGTAGTGTCCATGATTCATGTAATAAGAATTTACTGGCCTATATACCACCTTATTTTCCACAACCGGAACTAGCCTAGTCTCCTGCACAACTATTGGTTGATACAAGGTTATTGGCTGATATACCACTGTGGGAACCACGCTCACTACCGAAGTTGATGCATAAACTGGCTGACTTCTCACCCAGCATGGACAAGCTCCCATACAACAAAATAATATTCCTAAAATTAAAAATCCCGATAAGCTTTTCATATTAGCCGATTTCCCCCGTTGTTGGAACCGCAGTTTGTAACTTGACACTCTTGCTAGGACGGCCCCTTGGCTTCTTTAATGCTAGCTTTCTTCTTTGGCGACGAACCATTGCTGTGGTAATATTTTGACCCGTCATTTGACTCAACTTAACGGCCAAAACCTCATCACACAATGCTGTATGGTTATTCTGAATAAAATCAATTTCACTACCATTCCACTTTTTATATGTTGCCATAATGTTAATTCCTTCTGTAAAAGTTGACTAAAAGTGTAACTACTCTATTATAGTAGAGGTTGACAAGTTTCGCGCAAGGAGAAAAAATGACTAATCTACCAATCAACTTAGTAGAATCAATATTAACAGTAAAAGCTTCTGGATCTAATGTGGATCATGACTTGTCCCTTCCGGACGGAAAGAGCATAGCTCAATTATTATATGACCAAGAAAATAAAACCCCCAAAAATAACGAAAACCCCAGAGAATCCCCCTCTCCCTAATGGAGTTTCAGAACAAGAATTTTTAACCGTATTAGATAATATTAGCAAACGACTTGGACATAAATTTAAATTTGGCTATCACAGCTTTGATGATATGAAACAACAAGCGGCCATTTTTGCACTGGAAGGATTACAAAAATATGACAATAGTCGCCCCCTAGAAAATTTCTTATGGACCCACGTTCGTAATCGCCTCTTTAATTATAAAAGAGATAACTATCAAAGGCCCGATAAACCCTGTTTGAGTTGTCCACTATATGATCCTCACTGCAAAAAATCCACCAGTCAGTGTGAAGACTTTCATAACAAAGAAGACTGTGAACTATATTCATCTTGGAGTTCACGAAATAACAACAAAAAGAATATTATGAAACCTATAGGAATGGAAGATCTTAAGGAAAATTATAAGAATAGCACCAATCATGATATTGTTGATACCATATTTAATCAACAAATTATTGACTTATTAGACCAACATATTCCGTCTCAATATAGAGAAACTTACTTACGATTAAAGTATGGAGAAAAAATCTACAAGAGCGACATGAATAAATTATACATTGTGATTCAACAAATACTAACTGACCACGGATTTGACTATGAAAATTCCTAAGAAAAGGGGCCAACTTAGTTTGGACGAAGAAAAATTCATACGAGATCAATTTAAGTCTTTGTCACTAGATGATATTGCTAGCCATTTAAATCGTAGCTTAGCTCCTGTTCAACGATACATTGAGGAAAATAGATTAGCGGGCGACCCTAGTGAACAAAATGATGAGAGAATTTTACGACTAAAATTACATAGTAAAAATTTCTGGACCGAAATTAAAAGACAGTTTGATGAAGATAGTGGCGAATTAGAATACTTTGAAAGTTTGTGGATCAATCTTATTAAACAATTTCGAGAAGATGTATTACCCGCTGAAGAACTTCAAATCAAACAATTTATCACCATTGATATTCTTATTAATCGAAGCATGAAAGAAAGAAAACGACATATCACTGAAACTGAAAAACTACAAAAAGAAGTTGATAAAGAATATGCTAAGAGTGATGTTGAACGAGACATTCCAAAGCTAGCTAATTTAGAAACTCAATTAAGTTTTGCACGAAACAGTATTGCTAATTATACTAACGAATATACTAAGCTGCTTAATGAACAACAAAAGATAAGCAAAGACTTAAAGGCTACCAGAGAGCAGCGAATTAAAAGAGTAGAAGATGGTAAAAGCTCGTGGGTTGGATTGATCCGTATGTTAGAAGATGAGGAAATTAGGGAACGTCAAGGACGCGAAATGGAGATTATTAATCTTGCTACAGAAAAAGTTAAAAGTAAATTATATGACTATCATAATTATGCAGATAATACCATAGATTCGCCATTCTTAACTCCGGAAAGTGTTACTCAAAAGGAAAAAGATTTATGAAAACAGCATTAATAACGGGAATAACTGGCCAAGATGGTTCTTATCTTGCTGATCTATTATTAGAAAAAAACTACAGGGTGGTGGGACTTCACAGAAGAAGTAGCACCAATAACCTTGAGCGAATTCAGCATCTAGTAAACAACCCAAATTTCATTTTAGAAGAATTTGATTTAACAGATCCAAGCGGATGTGTTAACGTGGTACAAAAATATAAGCCAGAAGAATTATATAATCTGGGGGCTCAGAGTCATGTTGGAACAAGTTTCAAACAGCCAACAACAACTTTTGAAATTGATGCTGTGGGAGTTATCAATTTATTAGAGGCTATACGAAATCATTCTCCTTCTACAAAGTTTTATCAGGCCGGAACTAGTGAGATGTTCGGACGTAATTATGAAACTAATGCTGATGGCGAAAAGTATCAAAACGAAAATACTAAGATGTTACCTCAAAGTCCATACGGAGTAGCTAAACTTGCTGCGTATCATATGGTTCAAATATATCGTTCAGCATATAATTTATATTGTTGCTGTGGAATACTTTTTAATCACGAAAGTCCACGTAGAGGAGAGAATTTTGTTACTCGTAAAATTACAAAATATATTGGCAAAATAATAAATAAACAAATATCCGATAAACTAGAACTTGGTAATCTTGATGCCCATAGAGATTGGGGCCACGCTAAGGACTACGTTAAGGGTATGTGGCTTATGCTTCAACAAGAAACTCCACAGGATTTTGTATTAGCTATGGGGCACACACATAGCGTTAAAGAATTTTTAATATCAGCATTTGATCTAGTAAATTTAAACTATAAAGACTATGTAAATATTAATGAAGATTTGTTTAGACCAGCAGAAGTAGACTATTTACGTGGAGATCCATCAAAAGCCAGATCTGTTCTTGGTTGGGTTCCTCAATATTCTTTTGAGGCCCTAATAGAAGATATGATAGTAAGTGATTGTAAAAATAATGAGAAATTTTAATGACCCATTATATAAGCAATGGCGTAAAGCTGTGTATAAAAGAGATAATCATTGTTGTCAATGGCCAGGATGCTCTTTTAAAAAGAAACTAAATGCTCATCATATAAAAACTTGGAGTCAGTTTCCTTCATTAAGATTTGTTGTGTCTAATGGAATAACACTATGCAGTGTTCATCACAAAATGATAAAAGGTATGGAAGAAATATATGAGACTACGTTTTTAAAAATTTTATATTTTAAATCTAGGGCAAAAAAAGATGACTCTTCACAATGACTTTACTATTATTATTGATACCAGAGAACAACAGCCCTGGTCTTTTGATCATTATTTAACAGCTAATAGAAAATTAGATACTGGAGATTATAGCATAGAGGGACTAGAAAGCATAGTTGCAATAGAACGTAAAAAAAGTGCTAGCGAATTTGCTAATAATGTTACTGAAAGCAGATTTAAAGATGTTATTGATAGACTTAGTAAAATAAAACATTCTTTCTTATTACTAGAATTTGATCTAGAAGACATACTAATATATCCTATTGGCTCTAATGTTCCTAAAAAAATGTGGGATAAAATTAAAATATCTCCAGCATTCTTAATAAAAAATATTTTAGATTTACAAATGTTACATAATATACATATTTGTTTTTGTGGCAATAGTGATAATGCAGAAAAGATGGCAGAATATATTCTTAAAAAGGTAAACTACATTGAGCGACATTCAACAAAAAAAGATATTTGAAGATGCTTGGCTAGAACTAGGCGATCTTTCTCTGATACAGATACCTGGTAATCCTATGATACATAGGCTTAAAAAAGATATAGAAAATCCAGATTTACATCTATTAAGACTATTAAGAAATCCTAAATATATTGGAACAACGTGCAAAGTATTATTTAATATAGAATTGCATCCTATCCAAATTGCCATTCTTCAAGAATTTTGGAATAGACCATTCCCAATGTATATAGCCTCTCGCGGTTGGGGTAAATCTTTCCTATTAGCTTTATATTCAGTATTAAGATGTACATTTTATCCTGGAACTAAAATAGTTATAGTTGGCGCCGCTTTTCGACAGAGTAAAATTATCTTCGAATATATGGAAAATATTTGGAGAGGTAGTCCTATCCTAAGGAGCATTTTTAATGGTAATGATGATGGTCCAAGAAGAGATGTTGATAGATGTACTATTCGACTAGGAGATAGTTGGGCTATTGCTGTTCCTATGGGCGACGGAAGTAAAATTAGAGGTCTTAGAGCACATATTATTATTGCGGACGAATTTGCAAGTATTAGTCCAGATATATATGAAACAGTAGTATCCGGATTCGCTGCTGTTAGCGCTAGTCCAATTCAGAATGTTAAAGAACAAGCAAAAAAGAAAGCTATGACAGAAGCAGGATTATGGAACGCAGAATTAGAAGCTTTAGATACTAAAATGGGTAATCAAGCTATTATATCAGGAACTGCTGACTATGCTTTTAAACATTTTGCTAGTTACTGGAGACGATATAAAACAATTATTGAAAGCCAGGGAGACGTAAGAAAATTAGAAGAAATGTTTAAAGGAGAAATTCCTGGTAATTTTAATTGGAAAGACTATTCTATAATTAGAATTCCATATGAATTAATTCCTAAAGGTTTCATGGATGACAAACAAGTATCGAGGGCAAAAGCTACTATCCATACTGGAATCTATAATATGGAATACGCAGCATGTTTTACTGCTGATAGTGACGGATTCTTTAGACGCAGTTTAATTGAGGGATGCGTTGTTAGTGATACCAAGCCAATAGTTATTGGTAATAGATCAATTATATTTGATCCAGTTATACAAGGCAACTCTTCTTGTGAATATGTTTATGGAATCGATCCCGCTAGTGAACAAGATAATTTTAGTATCATTGTTTTAGAAATGCATCCTGATCATTGTCGTATAGTTTATTGTTGGACCACTAATCGAAGTAATTTCAAAGAAAGACTAAAAACAGGATTGGTGCAAGAACATGATTTCTATGGATTTTGCGCCAGAAAAATTCGTAATTTAATGAAAATATTTCCTTGTTCTAGAATAGGGCTAGATGCTCAGGGCGGAGGAGTTGCTATCGAAGAAGCACTACATGATCCTAGCAAGCTAGAAGAAGGAGAAAATTTAATATGGCCAGTTATAGATTATGATAAACCAAAAGAAACTGATAATCAACCAGGATTACATATTTTAGAATTAGTGCAATTTGCTAAAGCAGATTGGACAAGTCAAGCTAATCACGGACTAAGAAAAGACTTTGAAGATAAAGTATTATTATTTCCAAGATTTGATAGCTTAACACTAGGACTAGCTTTAGACAAAGAAGGAAAAGATATTGTAGAATCTGATCTGAATCCCATATATGATAGTCTTAGTGAATGCATATTAGAAATAGAAGAACTAAAAAATGAATTGACCACAATTGTTATGACTCAAACCAGTACAGGATCTGGAGGAAGAGACAGGTGGGATACTCCAGAAGTTAAATTACAAAATGGTAAAAAGGGAAGATTAAGAAAAGACCGATATAGTTCTTTAGTAATAGCTAATATGTTAGCTAGACAAGCCCATAGATATTTAGCTCCAGTTGAATATGATATAGTTGGTGGAAATACTAGAGATATGGTGAAACAAGATGGCAGAATGTATAAAGGGCCAGAATGGTTTACCGATGGAGCTAATGATGCAATATATTGCGGTATCAATAAATAAGGGTGTATATTGTAATGATATTACATTACTATTATAATAGAATTATATAAATATGGCTAAAAAATATCCAAAAAGTGAAGTTGTTCAGGATTCAATATCGGCTAATGAACCAGCATATGTGATATGGGGGGACGATCAAAATAGTAGGCAAGAAGCTTCTTTGCAGTCATCGGGAGCGATGTCAGAATATACATCACTTCAGAAAACAACTGCTATGAGACGATACGGACTGGATTATTCTAATTTAGATAAAAACACATCAGGCCGTCCTGGTCTTACAAGATCAGATTACGACTATTTCAGACCAGATGAAGCAGTACCTCGTGATCTTAAACTAATTCTTCGTAAAGCAGAAGATATCTATCAGCGAGTTGGATTAGTTAAAAATGTTATTGATCTTATGGGTGACTTTGCTAGTCAAGGAATTAGACTAGTTCATAAAAATAAAAGAATAGAAAGATTTTATAGACAATGGTTCAAGAAAATTAGAGGTAAGGATCGAAGCGAAAGATTTTTAAATAATTTATATAAGACAGGTAATGTAGTTATCAATCGTCAAACAGGAAAACTTAGCCTGAAAGTCGCGGACAGCTTATATAGAGCAGTATCTTCTCCTGATCTACAAATAAATGATATAGAAGAATTTAAGATTGAGAAAAGAGAGATTCCTTGGACATATACTTTTATAGATCCATTTTTTGTTGACGTTGCTGCTGGTCCCTTGTCTTCGTTTGTTCAAATAAAAAACTATGAACTAATATTACCAGCGCAAATAAGAAAATTAGTTAATAATCCTAAAACAGAATCTGAAAAAAATATTGTAAATAATTTACCTCCTCAGATACTTGAGGCCGCTAAGTCTAAAAAACCATATCCTCTTGATCCGAATAAAACTCTTGTATTCCATTATAAAAAAGACGATTGGCAGAGTTGGGCGTATCCAATGGTTTATTCTATCATGGATGATATCACAGTTATTGAAAAATTAAAACTTGCAGATATGTCGGCACTTGATGGAGCTATCTCAAATATAAGAATCTTTAAATTAGGAAGCTTAGAACACAAAATTGCTCCAACAAAAGCAGCAACAGCAAAATTAGCAGCTATTCTAGGAAATAATGTTGGTGGAGGTACTATGGATCTTGTTTGGGGTCCAGATATCGAATTACTTGAAAGTAAAACTAGTGTTCATCAATTCTTAGGTGAAGGTAAATATGTTCCACACTTAAATGCTGTATATGCTGGTCTTGGAATTCCTCCTACTTTAACAGGAACTTTCGGAGCAGCAGGAACCACAAATAATTTTATTAGCTTAAAAACATTAACACAAAGACTTCAATATGGTAGAGACGTATTGGTTGATTTTTGGGAAAAAGAATTAGTATTAGTACAAAAAGCTATGGGATTTAAATATGCTGCAAGAATAGAATTTGATCGTATGGATTTATCAAATGATGATGCAGAAAAAGCATTACTCATTCAATTAGCTGACAGAAATCTAGTTAGTGATGAATTAATACAAACAAGATTCGGTTTTGATCCAGACATGGAGAAATCAAGACTTAATAGAGAAACCAGAGAAAGAAGAAGCGATAGAATGAGCAGAAAAGCTGGTCCTTGGTTTGATCCACAGATAGAAAATTCTCTAAAGAAAATTGCATTACAAACTGGAATTGTTTCTCCTAGTCAAGTTGGACTAGAGGTTGATAAGAAAAAACCTAGCGAGAAGACAGCTTTAGAAATGAAGCAACCAACACAACCAACGAAGTTGGCAAACGATTCTCCTGAATCGTTGCCATTGTCTGGAATTCCCGGAAGACCTAAAAATGCAACGGACAAAAATAAAAGAAAAACTAAAGTCTTCAAACCACAAACTGGTGCAAAACTACTCTTATGGGCGACCAACGCTCAAGATGAAATTAGCAATATTATCAATCCAATATTATTAGATTTTTATAGAAAGAAAAATTTAAGAAGTTTATCTAATGAAGAAAATAAAGAATTAGATAATATTAAAACTAAAATATTATTAACACTTGACCCATTTACCGCCATTAGTTCAGAACAAATTATGAGTATGTTATCGAATCTTGATAAATTGAATAATAATCAAATAATATTAGCATATAGTGTATGGCTAAAAGAGTTTAAGTCATTAATTAATAAAGATCTATCTGTTGATGATCTAAAACAGGCTAAGGCTTCATTTTATTCAATGGTGTATTCTCCAGATAACAACGAGGTATAAACCATGCAAATTTTTCAAAAAGAACGCGATGACGGCCTAGAAGCAAAAATCTCCTCTTCTGCATCAATTTCTTATGCTTCTATAGCAGAGCCATGTTTATTAAATAATACTCAACTAAAAAATATCAAAAGTTTTGCATCTCTAGTTGATTCTGATTTGTACTATGTACAATCTATATTAGTAAGCTCTAGCTGGAATAAAAATGACGATATTTTTGATCCAGAAGAAGTATGGGCAGCTCGTAATACTCCAGAAGACAAGCCTACAAATCTAGAACACGATGAAAATTTAATTATAGGTCATATTACCGGCAATTGGCCTATTACTGAAGATGGCTATATTATTGATGAAAATACTAATCCACAAGACTTACCAGAAAAATATCATATTTTAACTGGTTCCGTAATATATAGAGCTTTTTCTAGTAATGAGTTAAAAGACAGGTCAGAAAAACTTATTGCAGAAATAGAAGACGGAAATAAATTTGTTAGTATGGAATGCTTTTTTAAAGGTTTTGATTATGGATTAATTCATAAATCAACAGGAGAATATAAAGTTTTAAGTCGTAATGATAGTACCGCATACTTAACAAAACACTTAAGAGCCTATGGTGGATTAGGCGAACATGATAATTATAAGATAGGTAGAGTATTGAGAAATATTACATTCTCTGGCAAAGGTTTCGTAGATAAACCAGCTAATCCAGATAGTATAATTTTTAATAAAGACATGCTTGATAAATTATCTGTTAAAAAAATAGACAGTTTAACAGAAACAGGTGTATCTAATAACCAGTCAACCCTAAATGTGGAGAATCATACTATGAGTTTAGACAACGAAGTAGCAGAATTAAAATCAAAAATTGAAACACTCATGACTGAGGCTGCTAATGCCAATGCTAATGTTGTTTCAGCTCAAAATAAAATTTCAGAACTTGAAGGAATAATTGCTTCAACAAAAGCAGAACTTGAAACAGTTTTAGCAGAAAAAGAAGAAGCTGCTAAAAAGATGAAAGAAGATGAAGATTCCAAAGATGAAGAAAACAAAAATCTCAAAGCGGCTTTGGAAGCTGCTAACGAAGTCATTGCCGGATACAAAATGCAAGAAGAAGAGATGGCCAAGAAAGAAAAGAAAATGAAACGAATGGCCTCTTTACTAAACTATGGTTTTGATAACGAAGCTTGTGAAGCTACCGTAGAAAAATTTGAATCATTAAGCGACGAAGCTTTTGATGCTATGACATCTCTTTTTGCTGGTAAAATGCCTCCTTGGTTAAATAAAGATAAAAAAGATGAAGAATCAACAGATACCAAGAAAGAAGAAAAGAAAAAAGCATCAGAAGATACCGTTGCTGATTCTTCAGTACTAGAAAATGTTGAAGTAGAAGATTCTGTTAATCTAAGTGTTAGCGGAGAGTCTTCTTCAGTCGATTCAACTCGTGCTGAACTAATTGAATTTGTTTGTGCTAGACTAGGTAAAAAACTTAACAAGGGAGAATAACATGGCTCTTAAAGCAGATCGTATTGAACTATTAACAGATATTTCTTTTTTCATGAGTACTACAGGCGAAAGAGGCGGTATTGCTTCTATCGTAACAACTGCCACTGGCGTTGGAGCTTCGATGGACGATGCTAACTCGCTTGTTACTTATCAAGCAACAGTAAGTGGTAATAATCCAATGGGCGTTCTATTGAATGATGTTGTTAATTATGACCTAACAAGACAACACATCAACTGGCATAAAGATGAAGTACAGTTAGGTGGTAAGGTTACTCTTCTCCGTCAAGGTCAAGTAACAACCAACTATCTCCTTCCTGGTACTACTCCTACTGCTGGATCTGGTGCGTTCCTTGCAGTTAGTGGTTATATTGGCACAAGTTCAACCAACTCTGTAAGAATTGGCACCTTCCTCAGTGCTAAAGATTCAGATGGTTACGCAAAAGTTTCTGTAAATTTAGTATAATACTGCTTAATCTTTAACAAGGGAGAAAAAAATGTCAGTTAATAACAAACCATTCCAACCAACATCAGAACTTACAAATCTTCTAGTACGTTCTGGTTCACCAAATAGAGAAGTAGCTTTAGCTGCTAACTCTGAGTTTGCAAAGGCTCTAGAGTTACCACTAAGACAAGCTTTACTAAGTGGCGATATTCTGGGCGGTATTTTTGAGCCAATTCAACTTGCTCAAAGTGCAACTCCAGAGTTTCCACTTGATTTCTTGGCTCCAGGCACAGAAAAAGATTTCGTAGCCTACACTGTTCCTAACCACGGATATATTCCAGAAAGACATGTCGAAGGCGATTACGTCATGGTTCCAACCTATGACATCGGCGCTAGTATCGACTATCTTTTAAAGTATGCTCGTGATGCTCGTTGGGACGTTGTTGGTCGTGCCATGGAAGTTCTTGAAGCATCATTCGTTAAGAAGATGAACGATGACGGCTGGCACACTCTTCTTGCTGCCTCTGTTGATCGTAATATTGTTGTTTATGATAGTGATGCTACCGGTGGTTTATTCACCAAGCGTCTAGTTAGTCTTATGAAGACCGTTATTCGTCGTAACGGCGGTGGTAACTCGGCTAGTAATAACCGTGGTTTACTCACCGATCTTTATGTTAGTCCAGAAAGCATGGAAGATATTCGTAGTTGGGGTATCGATCAACTCGATGAAGTTACTCGTAGAGAAGTTTATACCTCCGCTGATGGCACACTAAATCGCGTATTTAGTGTTAACCTCCATGATCTAGATGAACTAGGTGAAGGCCAAGAATATCAACTATACTACGGAGCAGCCGGTCTCGGCGGCACCATGCCATCTGGCAAGAATGAAATAGTTGTTGGTCTTGATCTACGCAAGAGAGACAGTTTCATAATGCCAGTTCGTGAACAGGTTCAAATCTTCGAAGACGATACATTACATCGTCAGAAGAGAGCCGGTTTCTATGGTTGGGCCGAGCAAGGCTTTGCCGTTCTCGACAATCGTAGAGTTCTACTTGGCGCTGTCTGATTACTCTATAAGTTTAATCAAAAAGATAAGGCTGGCCTTAGGGCTGGCCTTTTTTTTTAGGTGTATTTAAAGATATCTAACTGAAATGAGGTCTTTCTATGTCAGCTAGCAAATATGATTTTTCTATTGAGCAAGGTACTTCATTCAAACTTGCTTTTGTATATAAAAATGCTGATGGTGATCCTATAAATCTAGCTAATTGGTGTGCTAGAATAGTGTGGAAAACCAATAATAATACTACTCAAATCTTTAGTTCTGATAATGTTAATCTATCACAATATAGATTTACCATAGATGATGCTAATGGTAAATTAGTTTTATTACTTCCATCTACTACAACTAATGAATTTAATTTTAATACAGCTAAATATGACCTAGAATTAGTATCAAATGATAACTTTTATGCTTTGGAAGGTGGCGTTGGAGGAGGTAAATATTCTATTCGTTTATTATACGGAACAGTTACTATGATTAAGAGATTTAGCCAAAATTCCACAGCATTGGAGTGCTAATGAGTGATTTCAATATAGAAATTATTAATCCTCAAAATAATACTATAGAAATAGAAAATAGCTTAACTAATACTATCACAAATGTAGATATTATTCTTACGGATAATACTACTTTAGAAATTGTTAATACTGAAAAAATTCTACCTAGTGATTTTCCAAATACTTATCCTTTTACATCCATTATTGGAGATGTTCCGTATACCAGAGTTAGTGGTTTAACTGAAAATACTCAAGATATTATAGGTTCTTCATTATCTGGCATTAGCGGTATTAATATATCTTATAACGATAATTCTGGATTTACTACTATATCTCTTAATGATCCAATTATTAATACTGTTGATATTATTGATTTTAACAGTAACGTTAGTGGATTATTACCAGTTAAAAATATTTCTGGTAGTGGATATGTAGTAATATCTTCAACAACTGGAAACTATATAGTTTCAGTTACTGGATTACAACCTAGCGGAAATTATGCGGCAAGTTCGCACAATCATGCTAGTTCAGGTATAACAGATTTTAATAGCAGTGTTAGTGGGTTATTACCAATAACAAGTTTAGTTCCTAGTACTGGTATTGGAATAACTCAAAGTGGAACAGTATTCACTATAGCTACTACTGGAACATTCGGATTAAGTCAATCTCAAGTTGATGCTAGAGTAAATACTTTAACTAGCGGAGTTTATGCCCCACTAAGCGGTGCAGTATTTACTGGAAGTATTAATGGCCCCAGCGGAAACTTTACTTCATTAACAGTTAGTGGAATTCCATTAATTAATGGTGGTTATGACTATGAAATCCACGTTAGCCAAATAGATGGAAATGATACTACTGGTAATGGTGACTTATTAAATCCAGTTGCTAGTATTACCAAGGCTTTAACTTTAGTAGGATCTCAACGCAAAACAATTATTGTTCATCCCGGTACTTATACTGAAAATCCATCAATAACAGTTCAATATACAACTATAACTGGTCCGGGGCTTATTGGCGGTAATATATTACTTTCTGGAACATTAAGTACAAATACTGCTTGTACAATTGCTGGAATAAAGATGAGAAACCTGACCATAGCTACGCCAACTGGTGCAGGAAATGTAAATATTTTAAATTGTGAGATTTCTGACACACTTACAAAAAGCAGTAACGCCGACTACACTGTTCTTCGTTTATGTGACTATGGCTCCGCAAGTATTACTGGTGCAGGTTTAGTTGCTATTTTTGGTGGTAATCCAAATTTTACAACAGTAAATAATGCTAGCGCAAATGTAATTATTAAAAGCGCTGTTACTGTGGCTCCAGTTTTAACTTCTGGAACTTTAAGTCTTGTAGATTCTATAGTAGTTGCAGCTGTGACAAATGCTATCACATCAGCCTCTTCAAGTACCATTACTTTAGCCAACTGTCAAATGCTAACTTCGGCATTAAGTAATGTCGCCCCAGTTGCACTAAGTGGATTTTATTCAATATTAAATTGCGTATATGATAAAACAAATTCAACACTAGTAGCGTTTTCTGCAACTGGTGGATCTACTAATTCTATCGATTATTTTCAATATATTAATGCAGATAAGTTCATTACTCAAGGGGGAACCTCTTCTCAATACCTAAAGGGTGATGGATCACTAGCATTATTTCCAGACAATATTGTTTATACAAGTGGTAATCAGACTATTAGTGGAGTTAAAACTTTTAGTGACCTTCCGTTTGTTAATGGAACTGGAATTAGTATTAGTGGCCATAATCATATCACTTCTAATATTACAGATTTTAATAGTAGTGTGAGTGGTCTACTTCCAGTTAAGAATATAACGGCTGGTAGCGGTATTAGTGTGTCATCAGTTAGTGGAATATATACTATTATTGCTAATAATGGCAGCCAAGGTACGCAGGGCATAACTGGCAATACCGGCAGTCAAGGTGTTCAAGGTACGCAGGGCGTTACCGGCAATAACGGCAGTCAAGGCTCTCAAGGTACACAGGGCATTACTGGCAATACCGGCAGTCAGGGCG